ACTTTATGGGTGAGCACAAATTAGAACAATTATTGTTTGGAGCCAGCCCAAAGATGAGACGTGAGTATGAAGAGATAAAGGACGACCCCGGGATACTATCTACCTGGGCACGAGACGTATACAGCCAGAGGTTCCGATACTGGATTGCACAGACCAAACACCTCACACCATCGGCTATCCATGCTCTTATGAAGAGGGCATTACAGGGCCGTAGCCCGGAAGGATTATTTAGATACTTACTTAAAACGACTCGTGGAGAAAAAGTCTGACACCCCAGATCCAAGAAGACGTTTGTTATATGATCGCTGCCCAGAGTGTGATTCTTTGCTCGAAAGGCGCGATGAAACACACTGGTGCAAGAGTCCGCTCTGCCAATACCGTATTTCTAACAAGCAGATGATAAAGACACTAATCAAGCTTGCTGGGAAATCAACAGGTAACTGGATGGAACTCTCTTGACAAGAATCATTGTGGTATAATTAAAACATATGCTACAAACAAAATCTTTTCTTATTTCTGATTCTGAAGGAATCAACGAGTTACTCCAGAAATACCGGCTAGCTGCTGGTGCCAGTATCCTCGTTTCAGATGGTCATGTGAACATTCCATACGAAGATGGTAATCCACCCACAGTTTCGCAAGAGATAATCTTCATTCAAGAGTGTATTAACGACCACAAAAACAAGAGGAAAGACTTAGTACATTCCAACAGTGTCGTTAAAAAACTCATTGAAGACGCTAACACTCGAATTGCTGACGCCGCTGAGAAGCTCAGTAATCATGGAGGTAAGGGAGGCAAGGCAGCTCTTCAATCAACCCATGACAACGCTGTATCGGTACGTGACCAGCTTGAAAACCAGATCCTCATGAACAACCACGAGATCTTCCGTATTGATCTAAATATTGAGGTCTTTCAGGAGTCAATCGAACAATTGCAGGCCCAGCAATAGACATGCTTAAACAATGTCCCCCAACAGTAGACGAGAAAGGAAACATTCACCTCTGGCTCGAAGGAGGACTAATAAAGCGTCTATACGAATTATCAAACCCAAAATACAATCCAAAGGGAAACTTTCCAGTAAAGCTGGAGATGAAGCCGGACTTAAACTTCCTCCACTTCGACAAGCATTGGTAGATGGAAACTATAAGTACTGGGCCTACCTACCCAATACAAACCACCAGATACCCTTCATATTAAACAACAGTGAAATACTGGATAGATTAGTTATCCTTGGGTATAAATTTCTGTTTGCACCAAACGTAGAACAACTTCTCGAACGATTAGACGGCTCAGTAACAATCATGAAGAAGTACACGATTGATGGTGTATATGGATGGGTAGTGGGTATAGGCGATCAGAATGCTGATCCTCATGAGTGGCCTAAGTATCAGTTCGGCCCTACTCCGCACGAAGCGTTAAGACTTCTTTACATCAAAGAAAACAAAGACACAGTACATGGCTAATCTCCCAACTCAGCAGGATATAGGACGGCTCATCCCATACGATAAGAATGCAAAGAAACACCCGAAGAAACAGGTGGAGCAAGTCGCTGCGTCAATTAAGGAGTTTGGCTTCAACCAGCCCATTGTAGTAGATAAGAACAACGTAGTTATCGTGGGACACGGACGGTTGGAGGCTGCAAAGCTACTAGGATTAATTGAGGTTCCTGTAATCACAGTTGATCTAACTGAGGAACAAGCAAGGGCATATAGACTTGCTGACAACAAGTTAAATGAGAGTGACTGGGACATGAGTCTCGTAGTTGAGGAGCTGAAAGGACTCTCAGAGCCAATGCTCAATCTAACAGGGTTTGAAAAGGACTTAGTTATTGAATCTAGTGACAAGGATGACGCTGTGCCCGATGTTCCTAACGAGCCACGCTCTAAGCTAGGTGATCTGTACGAGTTAGGACAGCATAGAGTGTTGTGTGGTGATGCTACGATACTAGACTCGTATGAGCCTCTTATGAATGAGAGAAAGGCCGACATGGTTCTTACTGACCCACCATATAACGTAGACTACACTGGCAAAACAAAGGATGCTCTCAAGATACAAAACGATAAGAAGGACGAGACAGCCTTCATTCAGTTTCTTACAGACGCATTCGTTGGAATGGATACTCATTTAAAACAGGGGGGGGTGTTCTATATTTGGCACGCAGACTCAGAGGGATATGCATTCCGTACTGCGTGTCGAGCTACAGATTGGACTGTACGCCAGTGTCTTATTTGGAACAAAAACGTCATGGTTATGGGTAGACAGGATTATCACTGGAAGCATGAACCTTGTTTGTACGGTTGGAAGGACGGCTCGGCTCATCTTTGGAACGCTGATAGGACACAAACTACTGTACTAAACTTTGAGCGGCCATCTAGGAATCAAAGTCACCCGACAATGAAGCCTGTGGAGTTGCTTGCATACCAAATAACAAACAATACAAAAGGAGAGGACATAGTACTTGATACGTTCCTCGGCTCAGGCTCAACACTTATAGCCGCTGAGAAGCTAGGAAGGATATGTTACGGTATGGAGCTAGACCCCAAGTACATTGACGTAATAGTTGACAGATATGTAGAGTATACGGGTAATAATACTATCAGAAAGAATGGCAAAGAAATTACCTGGAAGTAAATCAGTAGGCCGTCCATCAAAGATGACTGATGAGGTCATTCGGAAAATAGAAGAGGTCGCTGCTCTTGACGGTAGTGTCGAAGAAATGGCGTATTACGCAGGTGTTCATCCTGATACAATCTATGCGTGGCTTAAAGAAAACAAAGTATTTTCCGATAGAATAAAGGCTTTACGGGAGAGACCTATACTTAAGGCACGACAAACCATAGTGAAATCATTGGAGAATGCGGTAACTGCGCAGTGGTATTTGGAGAGAAAGAAGAAGCGCGAGTTTGCCCAAAGGCAAGAAATAACAGGCGCAGACGGAGAAAAACTATTTGATGAAGAAACAACCAAAAAATCAAAGTCAGTCGTTAGACAGTTCCTTGGAACTGGAAAGGCTCCTCGAAAGGGGGAATAGACAGGAGATACGAGGACTATTCTCGTTCGACTGCGAAACTTCCGAAGAGGAGGTTATCTTTCTATTCAACCTTTGGAGCAGGCACTTCTTCCCACAATACTTCAAGGCAGAAGACGCTCCTTTCCATGAACTGATCGATATAAATAACTGTCGGGCATATAGCTCTGACATCGTTGACTTCGTAGACATTGCATTCCGAGGCGGGGCCAAAACAACACGCACCAAGCTCTTCTTCGCTTTTGCGATAGCTAATGACACTGACCACTTCAGGAAGTACATCAAGATTCTTACGAAGGACATCACCAACTCAAAGCAGGTAGTCACTGATATATACAACATGCTGATGAGCAGGGCGGTCTCGTATTACTACCCGGAGATATTTGAGAAAACAATTGAAAAGCGAGAAGAAACAATGGCCTCGTTTACTACTGCGACAGGGGTAAAAGTTAGAGCTGGGACGGTGGGCACCGACCAACGTGGACAGATTCAAGAAGATGCTCGTCCAGACCTCATCTGGTTTGATGACTTTGAAACCCGGAAGACACTACGCTCGGCCGTTGAGACACAAGCAATTTGGGACAACATGGAAGAGGCACGAACGGGGCTGGCAAAGGATGGAGCGTGTATTTATACCTGTAACTATTTCTCCGAGCGTGGAAACGTGCATAAGCTTGTTGGAAAGCATAACGGGAAAACTTTTATCGTCCTCATTGTTCCGATCATAAAAAACGGTGTACCCGCGTGGTCTATCTACTCAGTGGAGGACATCGAACGTATCCGTGCATCAGCAGACGACTTTGCTGGAGAATACCTGTGTGAACCATCGGCGGGTCTTGATATTTTGTTTGATAGAGCGAGTTTGGATGCACAAACACCCAAAGACCCCATTCGAGTTGTTGCCGACTTTAAGATGTTCTATCCGTATGACCCCTCTCACCGTTATGGTTCCGGGCACGATGTTGCAGGAGGAGTTGGAATTGACTCGTCTACCTCCGTCTTCATCGACTTCTCGACTCTCCCAAACAGAGTGGTCGCAACGTATCAGAGCAACATTATCAAACCCGATGTATTCGGTGATGAGATAAACAACGAAGCTAATAGGTACGGGGCACCGATTGTAGCGGTAGAGAACAATAAGTTTGATATGTGTATTGGGCGACTCAAACAGATTTACGACAACCTATATTTCACTGAGGTTAAAGAAACACGGGCGGGGTTGCCACCGAAGACTAAGACATATGGCTGGAATACCAACCGAATGACCAAGCCGAAGATGTTGTTTGAGCTAAAGAAGGCTGTTGAGGACGGCCACTTACTCCTATCGGACAAAGACCTGATTGCTGAACTGCGCTCATACACGAGAGACGACCTTATGGATGGTGAGGAAGACGTGCGCCTCACTACCAGGCACTTCGACCTTTTGATGGCCTGTGCAATCGCATGGCAGATGAGGAACTTTGCAGAGGTAGCGAAGGAAACATTGCCACATTACGAACAACCAGCATATGAACGAGCAGGACTTGAAGACTAAAGAAAAACCTCGACGTGAGGACTATCACAGATGCAGATGGTGCAAGGGTCTATTCCCTGATGAAAAATGCGACCTTGACCCCGTTTTGGGCCTCATATGCCCCAATGGATGTAAGCCTGAGTTTGAACAACCTCCTTATGAGTCACCCCTTAACGATCAATGAAGACAAGCACATTAAAGAAAACGTGTGATCGGTGTGAAATGGTATTTGAGATCCCTAATATTCCAGAGTCCCGAGCTAAGCAGCTACTCATTCAATACTATCCATGTACACACTGCGGGTATGTCAGAGATATTCTTTACCCTAAGTTTAATCGTACAGGCCGTTGCAAGTGTTGTTCGATACCTTTTGCAATCATCGACCATCATGGATTAGGTATGTGTGGAAGGTGTCATAAGCGAACGGAACGCGACAAAAATAAGGCCAATTAGTACACTTATCTAAAATGGAGTACTCCACTGAAGAAAAGAACGTTGACGAGTTTCTTAGAGAACTCGGAAGTTCGTATAAGCGAATGACTAAATCCGAGTTGGCTGCAAAGGCAGTCGATATTGTTACTCGCCAGTCATCAACGTGTTTTGACTTCAAGAAACCACGTGTGACCCGTTTGAATAAGTATTGGGAGCTATACGATGGCAAGACCACTAAGAAACTCCGACAGCTATTTAACGTTGCTATTCCTGTATTTCCTGGAATGATCGATACACTCAATGCCCAGTATGATACTCCTATCGAGCTCACCTTCCGTGAAGGAGATCCAGCCGACTATTTCAAAGTTGAGAAGGTGAATGCCGCCTTCCGTATGGAAGTGATGGATGCCTCACAGAACAGTAAGTGGGATAGCAAACTTTCAATGGGCCGTAAGCACGCCATCATGAATGGCCGGGCTATCCTCAAGTACCATGCACAGAGTGACCCGGAGTATAAGTCGGAACTCGATAATGTAAACCTTAAGAACTTCATTTTCCAACCTAAAGGAGGCCTATACCTTGAAAATCACCTCTTTTCTGGTGAAGATGATATTGAAAAGACAAAATACGAGCTTATCGAAGGTGCTTTGGGTGGTATTTATGATAAAGAACAAACAAGACTACTCATTGCTCGCTGCGAAGATAGAGAGTATTTGCCACAAGGTAGCCAAGATTGGGCAGATAGGCTTTCCCGCTTTAAGCCGCTGGGACTCGATCCAGACAATCATTCATATGTGGGTACTTCCGTATATAAGTTGGCGCAACAGATTCTTGAGATCGACGGTTGTCGTTATTACATTTTGTATCACCCGTGGACTCAGACCTGGCTTCGTTTTGAGAAGTGGCGAGACATCAATTCGTCTGATCTATACCCGTATGTCACCTACGCCACCCACGAAGACGACGAGAACTTTCTATCAAAGAGCTATGCAGACGACCTCTATCCTGCTGCGGATGCAATTGTTTCGATGTTTAACCAGGAACTTACCAACCGCGAGAAGCGCAACTTTGGCCCACGCGCATACGATAAGGATATGTTCCCTGATGTACGTAAACTCGATGATGCGATGCACCGTCCTGACGCATTGGTACCGGCAGATACAAAGGGAGGTACACGGCAGATTTCACAGGGTATCTATGAATTTAAGGTGGGAGAGCTTGGTGGCACCGTCAATCTCATTGACTGGGTAACAGGCAACCTAGGGCGCAATACGGGTGCCAATGACCTTGCACAGGGCAGTGTCCAGTCTGTTTCAAAGAAGGCATCAGTCACTTTTGCAGAGCAGAAGTCGGTATCTAAGCGTATCGGATGGGCCGCACAACCATTCCAAAACATGATGGCCGATCTCGGAAATCTTTACCTCTACGGTCTCAAAGACCACATGCCTGCGAAGATGGCTATTCGTTTTATGGGTGAGAACGGCTATGACTGGGAAGAAATTACCCGTATGGATCTTCAGACCACCAAGAATATTGATATTCTCATTGAATCAACTGACAAGAAGATTCAAGAGAGCGAGATCCGCAAGGAAAAGCGTGCCAAGGCACTTGAACTCACCGCAAATAGTCAGAACATAAACTCAAAGAAGCGTGATGAGGAGATCCTCCGCTCAATTGGTGAGTACGACGATGAAGACATTGCTGAGTTTCTAGATACGAAGACGTACTCTGATAAGAAGTCATTGGCAAAGGCCAGTGAAGCTATTCAGCTCATCCTCCGTAACAAGAAACCCGATCTTTGGTACGGGGCTACTATTGCCTTTATTCAAAAGATTGTCGATTTCGCCAACGATAAACGAAATACTCTCGGGCCAAAGTTTAAGATTCTTGTCGATTATGCAATGGCCCATAAGGATATTGTCCGTGACAACATTGAGCGACAGGTAGCAGAAGAAGTACTACCACAGCCGATGCAAGCGCCTGGTGCTGGACTTTCACCAATACCCGCACCAGAAGCAATGCCACCGGGAGTTAGCCGTGCAATGAACCTCTCAGGAACAGAATGATGAAGGAGATAGACAAATTAAAGGAAATATTCCTATCGAATGAGCTCGACGAGGATATTCTTAAAGAGAATCAGGAGCAGATAAACGAATGGGAGCAATCAATTCTCTTTAACGAGGCTTTAGTTAGCTGGAAAGAACACGATGTGACCGTTTCCGTTATTAAACAAGCCCGCTCTTCTTATCGCGAACTAGCACAAATGTTGGCAACAAGTAGAAGTCTTACCGATGAACAGCGGAAATCGATATGGGCGCGGCAGGACGCAATGCTGTGGTTTATCAATATGGCAGCCAAAGACCCGGTGAAAGAAATTGAGAGCATTAGACAAGAAGTTTTACGTGCGCTAGACGCAGGATAACGCGACAAAACATAGGCAGTTTAATAAAATTACATCATTACAAAATAATATTTGAATTATGGGACGACCAAAGAAAGTAACCGACACAGCTAAAGAGGTAAAGACCGAAGCTGTAGTTGAAGAGACAGCGCAAGAAGAGGCTGTAGTTGAAGAGGTGGCACCCGAGGTCATCAATGAACCAGAGGCAAAGTCAACGAGTAAAAGTGTTACCGTCACCTGGCGTGGCAATACTCGAGTCTACTCATTAGACGTTCATGGGAAAGACTATCGCAAACTAGCCGAGGCGTTTGCCACGAAGTTTGAGGGTACGATTGAGTGATTTTCAGGGGGCATGAGCGACCTCGTGCCTCCAAAAAATGACTCCACGTCATTTACCCGCTTCTCAGGGGCATTACTGAGAAAGGGTTACAGGAACCTACAAAACCTGTCCCTCGTGGTACGAGGCCGTAAAATAACCATATGACAGAAGAAGAATACAAAAAGGAGCTCGCCGAGAATGGCGTAGAAGTCCAAGAGGAACCAATAGCTGAAGAGCCAGAGGAACCAAAGCCTACCGAAGAAGAGTCTGAAGAGGACGAATCAGAAGAGGAAGCACCTTTAACAGACGAACCAAAGAAAGAAAGAAAGCGATCTATCTATGACGAGTATAAGGACACCAAGCGTGACCTTAAATCTGAAAAGGCAGCTCGCGAGGAACTTTCAGCACAACTAGACGCGTATAGAGAAAAGTACGGCGACCTCAGTGCTGATGCTACCCCAGAGGAAAGACAAGAAGCGCTCGATGAAATTGGTGCATTTGCACAGAAAATTGGTGCAGATCCAGCAACGATTCGAGAAATGCGCTCTTTGTTTCTCAAGGATGCAGGTGTCCCGGCTGATATAGTCGAAGACATCAAGGAGTTCAAAACATGGAAGGAAAAGAACCAAGAGGTACTTGAAAAACAGCAATTTGAACAGGAGTTCAAAGAGGTTGTACCGACCATCAGAGAACTATTCCCTACCGTATCGCAAGATGAATTGGATATTGTAAAAGAAAAGATTGATGAACTTGCCCACTCGAAAGACTGGCATGACAGAGATCTCGACTATATCGTATTCAAGAATAAGGCCGCACTAGCACCACTTATCTCACCCCGCAAACGCGGTATGGAGAACAAGGGTCGCAATCGTGAGGAAGGCGAATCAACCAGTGTCGATTTAAGTAAGCCACTTGATTACTCAACCGCAACAGCGGGTGAAATCGAGGCATATGAAAAGGCATATAAAGACGCAACACGGTCTGATGGCCTATCAACTGACGGTAACGGAAAGAAAATCCTCATCTAATTCGCTGGTTCGTTTGTAAACAAATTACAAACAACTAAGAAGAATTATTGTGGCAGCGAATCCAAACACAATGACCTTTAAGACGGTATTCTCAAATGAGTACCAAATGTCTCACTTTAAGGAGCCTGTATATCAGATCCTTGCAGACACTCGTCTTGAAAGTCAGCTCACAAAGGGACAGACCATTGCACGGTCTTACGCTTCAAACGTTTCAGTGAATGATATGGCTGGCGATGGTGGTTACACCACCCAGGCTATCACTGATACCCAGGAGACCCTCGTTATTAACAAAGAAAAGGAAGCTTCAATCTACATCAAGAAACTTGATGAATTGCAGGCACACCTACCAGTAAAGGTGAAGTACGGGCGCAAGCTCGCACAGGCTCTCATCAACCAGATTGATGGAGACGTTATCTTGGCTGCATACCAGGGCGCAGGAACCACTCTTGATGATGGTTCATTCTCAGGTACGTCAGGAAATGGCTTTACTGTAACCGCTTCAAACGTAGCAACCGTCTTTACGACTGCTATGCAGAAGCTCCGCTTGAAGAACGTAGTTTACAACTCACGTTTCCAATCAGGCACCAAGCTAGAAGTACCGGAGGGTATGCCGATTGCGGTGATCTCACCAGAGATTCTTTCGTACATCGAGCTCTACCTTGGCGGGAAGGACACACTCTTGGGTGATCAAGTATCTCGAAACGGATACTCAGGTTACTTCATGGGCTTCAACCTCTTCGTCTCAAACGCACTTGCATGGACAGGAACACTTGCAATGGCAACCAACCCAACTGATGGCGATACTATTGTTATCAATGGTGTAACCATCACGTTCAAGGCGACTCTTACGACCACAACTGGTGCTGCGGAAGTACACATTGCTTCAACCGTAGACATCACTCGTGCGAACCTCGTCGAGTTCTTGAACACAGCGGGCGCAGACAGTGAAGCTGAGGCAACTGACACTGGATACTCTTCAGTATCAGCTGCAAATCAGAAGCTTCTTAAGAACATGACGTGGACCAATACCAACGCTTCAGACATCGCAACAGTGGTGGCGAGTGGTTGGGGAACCGTCGTTGTATCTGAGACTCTCACCGATGCAACCGATACCTGGACAGTAGCAAAGCAGCAGCTCCACTGCCTCTTTGCACTCTCTAAGTCAGTCTCACTCGTAGTACAAAAGGATCCTTCACTCGAAGAGAACTTTGTATCGGGCAAGATTGGTCGTGACTACATTGCATGGACAGCCTACGGAAGCAAGGTCTTCGTTGACCAGGCTCCTCAGATTGTTCAGCTTGCAGTAGCTTCATCAAGCTTCACCGCAGCAGCAACGACAGTAAACTAATAGCCAATAACTAAACCAATATGACTGAAATCCAAAAATACTTGGGAATCGCCATCGGAGGAGTAGTCATTGGTCTATTAGCTACTCTCTTCCTTGGGGGCGCGAGCTTCGGAGGAGTATACAACCAAGTTATCAATGAGTTCCATGAAGGAATTAAGGTTGGTAAGTCTAACCAATTCGTCATCGACTCAGCAGGTGCACTTACTACTACTGGTGGCTTGACCATCGGCGCTAGTGGTACACAGGCAGATAGCTTTGTATTCGGAACCTGTAACATCGACGGCGAGAGCGTAGCTCTTGCTGCCTTTGAGACACGAGCCTTCACTTGTGGAGGTGGTTCTGAAGGAGAAACTGCACTCACTAACGTCCTTGTTGGCGATAACGTGCAGATCGAAATGCCAACAACGACTCCGGCAACGAATAACAGCATTACCATTACTGGTGTAGCTGCATCTTCAACAGCAGGATTCATTGTTGTGCGAATCACCAATGCTTCGTCTTCTGCGGTAACTCTTGGCTCAACAGCTACGAGTACCTGGAATTACCAAGCTTGGCGCTAGTTTTCCCTCCTTGCCCCTTTATGGGGGCGGGAGAGGGCACATTAGCCCGAACTAACCAAATTACTAACCCATGACAACACCAGAACTCGTAGTAGCACTCAATGCTGTTACAGCCACCACTACGTCAGAGCCGATCAACATTGAGAATGCGCGTCGCATTTCATTGCTATTGACCCGTGCCAATCACTCAGCAGGGTCATCAGCTTTTGCTGTGACTGTATCTGTTGATGGAGCAACATATGTGACATTCAACAAGCTCATCTCGAATGCTACGAATACCAACGCACAAACACTTACCCGTGTCGCCTCGGTATCACTCGCATCTGACACAACTTCAGAGGTAGCAATGGATCTTGAGCACAGTATCTTCCGATGGATGAAGGTCACTGTTACTGAGACAACCGACGGAACACATACCGCTAAGGTACTTATTGACCGCAACGTATAGTAGAAAATGAGTCTTGTCTTGCAGCCACAAGCTAATTTCACGGTGGTGCGGCAGATTGCCAATCACCTTGATTCAGCAACGTATTACGTCCGAGCGGTTATTCGTAACGCTTATACGGATGAGATACTCAAGACACTCAATCTAACTGACAAAGGAAGTCAACGATTCAAGGGAGATTGGTTAGTTCCGGCAGATCCTTCGGGACAGGGGTTTTATATCTCCATTGTTACTTCGGTATATACCGATAATGGGTATACAACAAAAAGTGAAAATTACGGGGACGAGGAAAACACATACCTCGTTCAAAATCGTGTGTTATTTGGAGGCACTGGTGGTGGGGGTGCTGGCGTGGATTACACACGGATTAAAGATATTCTCAGCAAAGAAGTATCAAAGATACCAGAGATGATCGATGTTCCTGATTACTCTACGTATCTTGAGGCATTAAGGAACAAGATAAATGCAGTATCGAAAGATGTAGCTAAGATTCCGACAGAACGTGTCGACCTCGGAGAGGTTCTTGGTGGTATTGCGCAGATATTGGTAGCTATCAACGATAAAGCGGTAACCCCTCCAACCGACATACAACCTATTATCAATGCAATTGCCTCGTTAGAGCAGACGACGGGCGTGACAGCGAGAGAGTTAGCTAACATCATCCTTACTTTAGAGGACTCAATGGTCGGGTCTATCACTGAAAGTATTACTGCAAAATCTACGCAGAGTCTCAAGGAGAATATACGTAGCATGGTACCAGAGCTCGGCAAGTCCGTTGTCAAGGCACTAGCCGAAAGAATGTCTGGATCAGAAAAGCCGACAGTTCCAGAGGAACCAATTGAATCTCCAATACCGTTCGATTTAACTAAACTAGGAACATGATTACTACAGGAGCACAACTCAATACGTTTATAACCAGCCTCAATGCCGAGGCAACTATCGACCCAACTCTACTCGACGTTCTGGTAGATAACGGGCGAGCTATCCTGGAAGAAGAACGTCCGTGGATGGTTCTTCGTAAAACAAACTCATCAAAGACAGTAACTACGGCAAATACTTGGCAAACAGCTATTGACCTTTCAACGATCACCGATTTTTCAAAACTCTATGTAAATAGTGACGGTATTGCGGTAAAGCTCTTTGATGGCACTGACCGCATTGAATACTACTCACTAGTGCCTTTTGATCAGAGGCTTGAGTACAAGGATGTATCGCACACATGTGTATTCGATGAGAATAGCAAGAATCTTTACTTGAATGGAACGGTACCCTTTTCAGGGACGTTGTATATCCCATACATTATGACCACCACGGCGGTTGATCTCACCAGTGAATCGGCGGTTTGGTCACCATTCCCTTCACGGTTCCTTGCAATTCTCGGATACTACGCTGTAGGAATCTACAAGGGCGGTATCGACTACGATTCGATTAACCGACAAATGCTCCCAACTAATCAAGATACCTTGGCTGCACTTAAGAGTGCGATGGAGAAATGGGATAACGATAAACAACTAGCAGCGATCCAAAGTAACGACCCATCTGAATATCCAGGAGGATACCCAAGAGGTGGAGCGGTAGACCGCTGGAATACATAACCATGCTACCTGACTTCGTACTATCAACATTCTACGGGACTAACACCTCGATAAAGGACATTAAGACACTCAAGCCTGGCTATTCTCCAGACTCTTTGAACTGGCTTACTGGTGTTGAGAATGATCACATTGAATTGCGACGTGGGTATGCCCGACTCGGGCTCACGGAGCAGACAGGTAACGGTAAGATCACAGGTCTTGGTGTCAATATCCGATATGATGGTACCGAGGTGTTGCACTACTCTCACGGGAGAAAAGTGAAGTATTACGATACGGTAACTGACGACAATATCGAGGTAGGAACTAATCTTCTACCCGCAGGTGCTGATGGAGAAGATGTATGGATTCGTTCGTATCAAAACCTCGCCGGGTCTTTTACCTACCTAGGATCTCAGAACTCTGGTGTATATAAGATTCCTGCTGCGAATCCCGGAAGCGCCGTAGACCAGTCGGTATCTAACTCTCGATGGGGTGTATTTCATATAGGACAAAATCGTGCATTTGCGGGGCAGCGCAATGGAACAACAGCCGGTAACAACGATAAAACAGGTCTGTACCTTTCGTATATCGATAAAGATCAACTATCCGACTACACACAGGTCACTGGTGAGTCGTATGGTACTGGCACAGGTGCTCAGGTGACGTTCACACACACATTGACCCAAATTACGGGTGTACGTACAGCTATGTATGTATCTGTCACCGATGGTACAGAAACCTTCGTAGACGACAGAAATGGGGCAATGGTGGGCAATCTCGGTGGTACTGGAACAGTCAACTATGCAACTGGTGCTGTATCAGTGACTTTTAACACCGCACCGACCAATCTCCAGGCTATAACCTGTTCGTACTATTACGAGATTTCTACAACCGCAGGCATTCTTGACTTCACCGGCGGGGCAAATGGACAGGGCAAGTCGTTCCGACAGGATGATGGCGGGGGCAATCTCATGGCGATATTTAATATCAATACCATTGAGTATTGTCTACACCTTCTCAAGACATGGCAGTTTACATCAAATCTTGATGACACTACCTCAACTAACCTTCCATATCGTAACGTTGGTATCCCATACCATAGAGCAGCCTTCCAGGTACCAGACGGTATTCTTTTGGCTGACCTCGCACGCCCAACTGATCCTAAGTTTAGGAAGCTCCAGGTACTCCAGGGTACTAATATTCAAACAATCGAACCACTTTCGATTTCTGATGATCTAGACCTCTCGGGGTTCGCGTTCGATTACTGTGTAGCCTTCCGCTGGGGCGACTTTGAGATTTTCTGTGTACAAGAGAAGGTAGCAGAAGTGGCGAATACCTTTAATTCAGTTATGTGGGTGCGTAATGTGAAGTCAAAGGCATGGGATCGTCTCAACTACTATGCTGCATGTCTTACTGAGTATATGGGCACCCTTGTCGCTGGGGACTCTATATCTAATAACATCTACACCTTATTCTCGGGCTTCGATGAAGATGGCGATGTTATTGAAAATTATTGGACTTCAAGTGAGGTAAACCTTGGTACAGAAAACCTCAAGAATTGTCGTCGCATGGTTATTGACGGCCTCATACAAGCAGACCAAGACTTGGAGGTTTACCTGGCTTACGATGGTGGGGACTTTACCAAGGTATATACGATTGAAGGTGATGGTTCTTATGTAGATTCTGGCACAAATACGACAATTGGATCGCCGACTATTGGCTCCAAGGTTATTGGTGGAGGGGGTTCAAGTACCGCACACCCATTTGAAGTGGACTTCCCGATTAACAGTGATCGTTTCGTAACAGTGCGAGTGAAGCTTGTAGCTACGGGTGTTGGATATGTTTCGGTAAACAACATGACCTTCAAAGATATTAGAAACAAAGGACGCAAAAACATTCCTAATCGGACTGTATAGGCGACAAAATAACCCCTATTTACTACTATATGAACATGAATAAGATTCTCTATGGAATAATCTTCGTCGGAGTTGCACTCCTTACTTTTATGGGGGTCACGGCATACAATACCGCCAAGGACACGTCATTCCAGGCTGCACTACCGCAGGCACCAGCAGTTTTTGAAACATCACTCCAGTCACCTATTACATCGTCGGCCACTAGCATGACCCTTACAGCAAACTCTGTTCGTGGAGGCGGTACTCTTTCTGGCTATAACTGTTTTACAATTGATGAGGGATCAGCCCAGGCAGAATACGTTTGTGGAACAGTATCAGGAACATCCGTAACAGGTATGAGCCGTGGTATCAGTCCTTCTACAGGTACTACCACTATCGCAGCACTTCAGTTCTCTCACCGACGTGGTGCTAACGTGAAGGTGACTGACTTCCCAGTAATCCAGATTCTTAAAGCTCAAAATAACGGTGAAGAAACATTTCCTAACCTACTTACCTACGCAAACACAGTATTGATTAGTGGCGGGTCAGCCTCGACGACCATCGCTACAAAGTATTATGTAGATAACGTCGCTATCGCCGGTGCAGCTAATTCATCGGAAACGGTTAATGGTATCGGAGAATTGGCTACTGCGGCAGAAGCAGCGGCGGGTACCTCAATTGGAAGCACCCTTGCTCGATTGTTACTTCCTGCGTCGCTCGCAACATCTACACCAACCGCAAGCTGTACGACCGGATGTATCGTAGTAGCAGTATCTGGCAAGATCGCACAGGCATTTCTTGACCTGACAGCAACATTTACATGGACCGCACTCCATACCTTTACTGGTGGCCTAACTTCAACAGCCACATCTACATTTGCAGGCAGTAATGTGTTGATTAATGCGGTTATCTTCAACTCACTTGCATACTCTTTCCCTGGTACACGAAATGCTTCATCGTCGGCCTTGGTATCCGATGCTAGTGGACGATTGTACTGGGACAGCCCAACTGGATATGCCACAGGAATGACATCAACCAGCACCAACACTGGAACAATGACCATTACTCACAATCTTGGTTTTGTACCTCGATTGATTGAAGTAAATACCACTCTTGCCGGAGAAGTTGGGCTCTCTACTGGTACCGCTACGTCAACAGCATCACAATATGCTCAGGTCACTGTGAATGCAGGCTCTGGTGCTGACTGTCAGGAGCAAGACTTCCTACTCATTGTAAAAGTCGGTACGTGTTCAAGTGGTTCGCTTACCCCAACTGGTGAGGCAGCTTTGTCGGCAGTTACTACCACCACTTTCTCACTCAACTGGACCACCAACGGTAGTGCGGTGAAATATATTCAGTGGAAGGCGTATAAATAAATCATGCCAGAAGATCCAAATCAGCGTAAATATACAACCTCAACAGGAGAAACTAGGTATTTTTCTGGTGTAGAGACAGATGCAGAACGCGCATTAAAGCAACCGCCAGCAGCTCAGCTCCCCATCAACACAAATACACCGACAGCATTAGATACCCGTGTACCGGGTACCACTGATACCACTCGTTATTCTCGTTATACCGAACCGGTCGAAACTCCTTACGTAGCAAAGACAGAAGAGGAAGTTCAGCGTGACATGACATCTGCGGCACAAGCTGAGATAAAGTCACTAAATGATTACTACAACTCACTCCGCAGTGAACAGGAAGGTATAAACGCGGGTCGTGATCGTGCAGTGTCTTCGGTATCAACACTAACAGGTCTGGCTGGCTCTACTGAGGCTAATGTACAACAGGGCAAACAGACTGACCTTAACCAGCGCGACCTCGGTAAGATTGAGAACCAACGAGCTCAGGCTATCGGTGCTGTACTTACTGGCATCCGTACTGCTGCAAGAAGCGAGTCAAGGGCTCAGCGAGAAGAAGCACGTCTTGATGAGGCAACCAGAACGGCTAATCGCGAAAAGCGAGTAGCTGAAGCTACTGAACAAGTAAAAAGTCTTGCACAAGGTGGAACTACTCTTGAAGGACTCAAGGCAACCGACCCCGAAGCGTATGAGTATCTAACGAGGCAAGTTGGTGGAGACTCAGCTATTAAGTCAATATTCACACTCAATCGCCCGCAGGATACGGTTATTGATAAGAAGTTGGAAGGTGGTAAGTACATCATTGCCTATCGTAATCCTCTTACTGGTGCTGTTAAGGTTGAAACGGTTGACCTTGGTTTGCCTGCTCAGTACAGCAAAACTGTAGACGCAGGTGATCGTATTATTGCTATTCCAGACAACTGGGATGGTACTACTGAGAGTCTTATTACTATCAATAAAGGGCTTACTCCGTCGCAAACGGCGAAAGGTTCTGGCGGAGACACATCAGCCCTTCCAGGCATATCTTCCAACGCTCTTGCGGCTCAGCCTGCATATAATAAGTTGGGAGCGACTCAAAAGAAACAGGCAGACTCGTTAAATAACCTTGTACGTTCATTGAACGATTACAAGGTAGTTTTTGAAGAGAAAGTAGACCCGCTTGGAATGAAGTTGTTTGGAGCAGACGCCGCTCTACTGGAAACAAAGCTCAACTCGATTATATTTGCCGCGGCACAAGCTGAAGGTACTGGTGCATTGCAACAAGCAGACCGCCAAGTGATTGAAAAGATTATTCCTAATCCAACGAATCTAGGTGCGTTTGGTGCGCCATTTAGAGGTGGAAAGGAAGGATCAATCGGTAAAATTAAGGATCAGATAGAGAAATATAAGAGCAATTTGAGCACTTACGGTCTGGTACCTACCCTAGATACTAAAGTATCGGTATCTCCTCAGCGGGGTGCAGACAATGGTGAAATAACAGTTATCTCTCCAAATGGTGAAGAAGGTGTAATCCCGGCTTCACAACTAGCTGAGGCAATAGCCGAAGGCTACACAGTAGCTCAATAATATGGCAATTGACTTTCGACCAACAGGCAAAACATCAAAAGTAGCATTCAAGCCAACTAACGTTGCGCCAACTTATGCAGTACCTGAAGATCGAACGCTCAAGCGGGCAAAGATACAAAGTGACATAGAAGCGTCTGAGAAAGAAGCGCGAAAGCAGAACGCACCTCTTAAGATTATTTCAAACACACTCGGCGAGACCCTAAAAGGACTCACGTCGGCTGTTGGACTTGGTGAAAGTATCGGCAAGATATTTGGGGATCAGGGTGCTGCCCTCGGTACGGCGCAGCAAACTAACGTCAATACACTAAACCAGCTTCGTAAGCAGATCCGTGACACGGAAGCAGCAGGCAAAGACGCTACAAAACTTAAGCGTATTTACAATGATATTTCAGGAGAGACAGGACAACTGACGAAGGATATTCGCAAAGAGTCGACGTTGCCTACTACTGAGAAGGCAGCCGGACAACTCGCGGGAACAGCACTCGATGTACTTACTGCGGGCACTTATGGTAGAGCTACTCAAGGGCTCAAAACAGGCGCCCTAGGCATCGCAAGACCAACTGTCCTCCCTAAGCCCGGCACACAGTTTTTTGCACCTGAAACCGTAAAACAAACAGCCATCGAAGCTGCAAAAGGGGGTGCTGTTGGCTATGCATATGATGTAACACAAGGTCTTCAAGGAAACCGTGGCACCGAACGAGATGGCGGCGAAGCATTCATCCCGGGACTCGGTACTGCGCTTGGTACTGCAATTCCAATTGTTGGACGTGGAATCCCTGGAGTTGTCAGTGCGTCTAAGGAGGAGGTTATAAGACAGGCGTCTAAGGACGCGCAGCGGGTAGATGACCTAGCTGGGCAGATAATTCAAGGTAAGAAAAGTGATATAGAGAAAGCAAAACAAGCTTTGTTCGACATCGATACATCCAATATCAAAACCTACTCTGACTTGAAAACTAGTCTTAAAGAAAAGGTTGGCTCTATAGCCAATAAGCTAGATGCCGAACTATTAAAAGATACAAGAGTGCTACCTCTTGCTGATCTTGATACTGTGACTACAGTTGGTAATGCTACAGTACGAAACAACTATGTCGATGATGCAATAGATCAGTTAACTCAGCTATATGCCGCGATCAATGATCCGGCAAATGCCACCCGTATAACGCAACTCAGAACAAAAGCAGCCAATCAAGGCCTGACTGTCAAAGAGGTCAACGATCTTGCTAGAGAACATGGGATAGAGTTTGGGCAAAAAGCTTTTAGCACATCGGGCGAACCTCTCACTAGTGTAAATGCACAAGCGTTTGAAAATACCCGAAAGGGATTAAAAACCACTGCACGAAGGGTATTCGATAATCCTATTTATGCAGAATTAGACGATCAACTTGCTAATGCGATCCGTATTCGTACCCTGGCAAACAAGATGGAAGAAAATGTAAATAAACTCCGTCAACGTGTTACGGAGCGTGGTTGGGGTGAAAAAACTGGGAGACTGGTATTTCAGGCTCTTGATATAATTTCCGGCGGCACATTAAAGGGCTTTGTTCAGGCCTTCGTGCCGAGGAGTGCTGGTTTGAAAATACTTAATGCTCTTGATCTAGAGAGAAGCTTGCAAACTAACCTTGAGAAACTACAGAATATTCTCCAAAAAAACCTCCCAGAGGCGGAGGTTCAAAGGGAGTTGGGTTCAATACTCAGTGGCGGTCAATCGTCGTTGGCGTTCTTAACTAAGAAACCTACGACCATCAATACGGCCAGTACGGTGAAAAATAATCCCATAAACGATACCATACAACAAACTACTACAAAGCGCAAGATCCGTAATCCACAATGAAATACAAACCCATACTAATTCAAACGGGCGTACTAACCATAGGATTATTGGCATTCTTCTTTGGCTCTGCTCTTATAGCTGAATCGCAGTCATTTAGTGGTGGCACAGGTACTATTCCTCAACTTGACCAATTCAAGGCAACGACAACCCCGTACTCAGCTATCACGACCAATGTGCATGCGAAGAATCTATACTTCCCATTCTCGACTGCGACAACCTCAAGGATGTATGCAACGACGTTTTGTATAAATAACGTAACACCCGACTGTATCACGGCGTGGCCTTCAGGTGGATCTGGTGGCACTGGAAATGTAGCTACCTCATCGGCAGAGACGGCAGGGTATATCCCATTCTGGACTTCGACAGCCGGTACTCCAGCTCTTCTTTCAGGTGGAGTCTCCGGGTTTACCTGGAATAATACATTTTCTAGACTTACATTCACTAACGGAAGTTCTACTAATATCGGTGCGGTAAATTCTGCCGGCATTGATATTCATTCAGGTAATGGGACAATTGTTGGAAACTTTGGTTCAGCAAATTCGGCTAATACCTTGTTTTATGGAGGTGTGAACATTGATGGGGCAACACGTATTGCCACGTCCATTACAGGGATTATTAAGGCAACAGCAGGTGCGCTCACCGCAGCCACGGCAGATGTTGATTATCAAGTTCCACTTACCTTTGGCGACGGTCTCACCCGTACTGTCAACGACGTGGACTGTGATACAGCTTCAGGATCGGTATTTGGCTGTCTCAGCTCAGCAGATTGGACCACCTTCAATAATAAGTTCACTCTACCGTCACTCACACTCGGTTCAGTTCTATTCTCCGATGGTTCAACAATTGCACAAGATAATGCCAACTTCTTCTGGGACGACACACAGAACAACCTTGGTATTGGTTCTTCCTCCCCATACGCAAAACTTGCGGTGCAGGGCTCCTCCGATATTCGCCAGCTCGTTGTAAAGGGAAACGGCACACAAACCTCTAACCTTGCAGAGTTCCAAAACAGTTCGGGGACTAACGTATTCACCATCTCCAATACAGGTTTGCTCAACAGTCGCGTAAACCTCACGAATACGAGCATTCAGCACACTAACAACAACTCCAACCTGACGCTTGGTGGCGTGACTATAGCGGAATCAAATAGTAAAGATATTGTCCTTACGCCATTCACAAACGGAAAGGTAGGTATCGGTACTTCGTCCCCACAAAGTCTCTTGCACGTTGCTAACGGTTTCTCAGGTGGCCTAGCTACCGATACGACAGGTTTAACTATTGAAAACAGTGCAGGTACATCTCTAAACTTCCAGGTGCCAGCAGCGAACTCAGCAGGCATCGTTTGGGGTTCACCTGGCGACCCATCGGCAGCGCAGATAACGTATATTCTAAACTCCGACATCATGACCATTGGTACATACAATACTGGTGGAGATATTGCCTTTGTTACTGGTAACGGTGGAGAAGTAGTACGTATTCTTGATACAGGTAATTTTGGTATCGGGACAAGCTCACCATACGCAAGACTTTCTGTTAAAGGTGCTGGTACTGGCACAGGGGTAAACTTCCAGACGACAAACTCAAGCAATACTCCTCTATTCACCATTCTTGATAACGGAAACGTCGGAGTTGGTACCTCATCACCAACTGACTTGCTCAATGTGTCTCGCACCGCCACAAACTCAACAGGGGGACTAACCCTCACCAACCAGAGCACCGCAGGTTGGGGTGCCGCTATAACGTTTGTTGGAACAAACTCAGGGGTGACAAGCAACACGGCACGTATCTATTCTGAGCACACGGGTGCGAGCGCTAACGGTACCCTCACATTCCAGACTCTGGCGTCGGGGACTCTTGGCACACGCTTTGCACTGAGTTCAGTTGGCGCCGCATCGTTCACTCCTGCCAGTGGTGTGGGAAGTGAAGGAGCGGTGAGCATTACTGTAGCTGCAGAACCTGCGTACTCGCTCCGTTTGAAGAACACTACATACAGTGCCTCACTTCCTATCTTCTCGTACTACACACATAACGATGGGTCATTTGCGCAAGGAACCGATCAGGCTACTGACTTTAAGTTCTACACTAATGGTGCGGGAACAACTCGCATGACTATTACTTCAGGTGGAAATGTTGGAATAGGTACTACCACCCCATTCGCAACACTCGCTGTAAATCCAATCGCCGGAGCCGCGTCAAATGCCTTTGTTATAGGTTCATCGAGCGCTACAACATTCATCGTGAACAACGCGGGCCGTGTAGGAATCGCCTCAACTTCCCCCTCAGAAATCCTTGGTGTAGTTGGTAACGCTCTCGTCTCTGGTACGGTTCAAGCACTTAGCGGACTCATCACCAACGTCTCAGCCTCTCTGTCGCTAACTATCAGCGGAATGTTTGGGATTGATAGTACCGACGATCAGTTCCAGTATCGATCAGGTGCGAATACACGAGTTCTCTCATACAAGATTGACACTGCGTTTGTCTTAGCCACTACAACGCTTGGCACAGGAACCACTACTATCAAAACAGCAGGCTTTGCTCAGGCTACCTCGTTTGTCCAGTTCGGTTGTATTGGCACAGGAGGAGGTACCTTCAATGCTCGTATTGGAGATGGCACCGCCTCAACATCGGGAGTTGTTTCCGCTACCGGGAATACCACTACCTTCACAGCCCTCGCAAGCAACAACACCTTCACATCAGGTGAGGCTATCTACTTCGAGATTGGTAATGTGAGCGGAACCGTATCTAATCCTTCATGTTCGTATCAGAAGACCATTACAGGAACCTAGTATGAAGATACTCCAAGGAATCGGCGCAGGAATCATAGCTCTTGGCGGGATTAGTCTTGCTCCTGTTATTCCAACAGAAATGGAGCTGCTCTATTCGTACCAACAACATCCGTCTATGGTGATTGAGGAGCCTGAGACCATTGTCACCGCCACATCTACAATCAAAAGAATAGTAGAGAAACGTCCTCAGTTTATCGATGAGGATGGCAACGATACGATCTCGGTTTCTGTCTTTGCGAATCGAAAGGGAGAGAAGATATATGTTCAAATACCTGATTCCCAGTATGAAGAGATGGGTAAGAAAGACGGCTATACAAAGAATCCAAAAAAAGAAGAGCTACTAAATATCCTTGAGGCGAATAAAGCCAAAGCCGCAATCGCCTTTGACGCAGCCACAAGTTCATATGATGGCGGGAGTGTAAGTTCTATAACGGTAGCTCATACAGCAGGAGCCTCGGGTGGCATTGCTTGGATAGGCACCATGCCAGGAGGTAACGTAGGCGATACGGTCACTGGAGTCACGGTAGATGGAAACGCGGCCACTTTCACTGTGAAGAAAAATAGCGCATCAATTGGTAGTGGTGCTCAGTATATCTACCTCTATTACTACGTGAACCCACCGGCTTCTTCGGTAAACTATGTAGTAAGCCAATCGGCATCGTCCGACATGCAGGCGACTATTATTACTTACACCGCTGCAAGCCAGACAGGACAGCCTGATTCTACGACTACGGGAGAAATTGCAGGCAATCTAACGCTTACTACTACAACAATTGCGGACAATTCATGGCTCGTTTCTATCGCGCGTAACAGCTCACTTGGCCCACCAAACGCTGGTACAGGTACTACCGACAGGTCAACTGGCCCTCGTCTTTTCGCTATGGGAGATAGTAACGGCGCTAAGAGTCCTGCTGGATCGCACTCAATGGAATGGACGGCAGGAGCCGGTACAACAATGGGAGCGATGGCGTCATTCTCTCCAAGTGTCGCGGCCGCTGCCGCTATTGATCCAGGATCAGTAATATTCTTTGAATAGTCGGCGACAAAATAAATTACAAAAGTATTATATAAAGACATGAGCACCGAGCTCCAACAACTGCATAACGATTTCCTGGAACATGCGAAGGAGGATGCGCGATTTCAGGGTTCCCTACTCGAGACCCTTGAAGGGATAAAAAATAAGCTTGATCCCGATCATGAATCTTATATCAATAAAAAGATAGAAGAGGATATTAAGATAATGAAGGATCAGATGGAACCCTTGCTGCTGACATATAACGGCATTCAGTTTGGGAGACAGTTTATTGTTGGGGTCAGTGGCGTTGTAGTAGCTTTGGCTGGTATAGGTGGTGTTATATATGGTGCTATTAATTTCCTTACACATAAATAAATGGAAGATCTTCAGTTATTGAAAGAAGCAATTGGTAGCTTTAGGTTCGCAGTAGCCGTCTCAATGGGAGCAATTATCATAATGTTCTTTTCAATCGTAATTCTCTCTTTCTTTGTATACCCGCAAATGGTCGAGGAGCGGCTTACAGCAGTATTAGAAAGTTACGAGGTAACAATAGAGTAATGGTAAAGAGAAAAATTCGTTTGAAGAAAGATCCTAAGAAGATAACCCTTATTAAAAAGGCTCGTTCTATTCGAACCCCTAAAAAGAAGTACGTATAAAAAGGCAAAGGGGCCTTTACTCTGGCCCCATGTACAGTCTATTAGGAAGGAGATTCAGTATTTCATGTACCTTGTTTCGCGCACGTTATGTCGCTGATACTGTACACATCGTCTTTGCCTCCTCTATTATACAACATGATATAATGTCAACATAGCAATATGAACGAAACTGTGTATATCAATCCGGCAGGTTCAGGGCCTCTAAAGAAAGATAGGCGGGATTTCTCCCACACCAAATGGGTACAAACATTCGGCTCAGTAATGACAAGCTTCCCTGCTTCTCTTGGTCGTGATCGACTTCCTATTAAAGATCAGGGCTTCTCTGACTTTTGTACCGGCTTTGCCTCAGCCACGGCGGGAGAATATATGGACGGAAAGGTGTACTCTCCCGAGTGGCAATTTGCATACAACAAACGCGAGATGGGAGGAGACTATCGGAGCTTCGGTGCAGAACCTCGAGCAACCCTGAAAGCTGCAAAGCGCTATGGCTTCCTTCCTCAAGAAACCACGACACTTTCTCTCGCGAACAAAGACCGAGATTTCCTTGCTCAGTATCAAAACTGGTCTTCAACCTACGAACCTGTAGCAGCAAAGAATTGTACTACTGCATACCTAAAGGTAGATGACCGGCCAGAATCTGACATACGCAACGAAGTAGTAATTGCTTTCGGTATCTGGTACTACCAGTGGGATGAGAAAGGCTTTGTCCTTAATACCGATCCAGGAGACAAGTTCTTCTACCACGCGTATACCTTCATTGACTGGATAACGGTAGATGGTATCCCATATCTCGTAGCCCACATGTCCAATGGAGAAGGTATGGGTGACAAGGGTTTCCTATACTTCCCTCGCGAAGTAATCAATCGTGACTTTGCTCGACCAGAAACAGGACTCTATATCTACAAGAAACTCTCAAAGGAAGAAATCGCAGCAGCTAAGAACACGAACACCATCGCTGGACTCCTCCAAGCCATCTGGAACATCACCCTTGAGATTATTGGCCTCAAGCAATTGAGAAATATGTTAGGCATACGATGATGTGGCTGAGAAATCTCCTATTAAAAATACTCGAGTGGCTATCGGCCCCAGTTCAAACAACTAAGTACGTTCCGCCTATGCCTGAACCCATCGTAGAATCGATCCCAGAAGTACCCGTAGAAACCCCTCCAGAAGCCCCAAAACCGACCCTAGGAGAGCTTTTGTATGCAGAAGCTAAGAAGTGTATCGATATAGATATTGCAAAGACTCAGAACGAATTTGGCTGCGCGGAAGCGGTATCATATCTTATTCGTCGTACATTCGGAGAGACGATCAATACCGTTTCAACTATCGCCCTGTATGTCTACCTACGAGACAGCAAGAAATGGCAGAAGGTGACTGAGCCCTTACCCGGCGACATCATCATCTCCCCTACTGGAATGGGTAATGGAAAGATAAAGAACGGCCACGTTGGTATCTATGGGAAAACCCACATCATGTCCAACGACAGTATCAAGTTCACTTGGCAACCGAACTTCACCCTCACTTCATGGAAAAAGTACTATCAACAGAAGGGTGGATACCCCGTATTGTTTTATAGGCGTATAGTTGTATAATAAATTACATGAACACATCATCAATGTTTACCCTGAACTGGTCTGACATCACTAAAGGTTTAGTTATAGCAGTGCTTGGAGGATTCTTTCTTCCTATCGCGGCTATTATCCAAACTCCTGGCTTTGATCTATTTACCGCTGACTTCCGTGTTATCGGCGCACTAGCAATCAATGGCGCAATCGTTTCTTTTGTCGGATACATTGTAAAGAACTTCCTATCGACCGAGGATGGAAAGGTTTTCGGAAAAATTGGATAAGTGAAGCGCACCCCTCTTAAAAGAAAAACACCCCTTAAAGCAAAGTCCTCACTAAAGCGTGGGGGCTTTTTGCATAGGTCTAGAAAGCCCAAAATAAGGCTCAGAAGCGTTCCAACGTACAAGATTAAGGTATGGAAGACCACCACAGCAGATGCTAAGTTTTCACGATTTATACGAGAAAGAGATGGTAGGTGTGTAAGGTGTCTACGCACAGATGTCGGACTAGATTGTTCACACTACTGGAAGCGTGGAGACAAGGGAACAAGGGTTGATCCAAGAAACTGCGTAGCTCTATGTCGTGATTGTCACACTATGTGGGAAAGACAGAAGAATAATGAGTATAAAGCCTTCATGATTTCATGGCTAGGGCAGGAAGAATATGATGATTTAGAGACCTTGGCCCGTACCTGCGTACCTCTCAGGGAGGCTGTATTAAAAGCCATGAGCTGGCTATGAACAACAAAACCCCCTAAGGGGTCTTGTCTGTGGACGAGCCACGGTGGTGCAGTTAAACATCACATCCCTTACTATCAATAAGGGATTTTGGGATTATATCAAATAATAAAACCCCTGAAAAGGGGCATTACTATATAGTCGTGTGGAGGTATTTTACCATAACCAGTACATAGTAGGAATCACGAGCGGCGCACTCATCACCACCGAAGTGATGAAAAGTAACCCACGATTCCTACAATGGACTTGTTTAAGAGAGACAGGGTGTTGGAGGCAACGATTTGACGAGATTGGCTTCGCACCAACATTTCGGGCACCTTTTGGACTCTCGCCCGCAGGCCGACCCGCGTTCTGCCTATTTTGAACTAACTCGTATAGTCACGTTGCATGGAACTGTTCCAGCCATACCGCACAGTTCCTTGGTACACGGCGATGGTATGTATGTGTACCCTAAGCGTCTATCTTTTCCGCCACTCCAACACTCTATCTCCCTTATTTGGAACAAGTGCAGGGAGGGAGTACCGACTTTAATCCCTTGCGGGCACAGGTCTTCGGATAAGATATTGTTGCAACTCACTTTCTCCTAGTCTCCCCTCACTACACTCGTTTCTTTATTGTTCTATTGGGTGCTTGTGGAGGGGGTATGGATTTACACCAATTAGTCTGTCGTGCCGATTAACAGCCGTATTTCGCCTCTAACGACCCCCTTCAAAAACATCCAATACAGTATTCCCACTCCCCCAACTCCTATCACGGGACTTTGATGCACTACTTCTCCGAAGAAAAGTACCAAGCCCGAAGGCTAATCCAACGATAGGGTTAGAGGAACAAATTGCTACCCCACTCTAACTAAGAGTGAGGGGAGTAGGAACACTTGATGTCAAAGTAACTACTTCCAGTGTACCAGAAAGAAAGACCCCCTGGGAAGAGGGTCAAGTGTGGAAGGGGATAAGCCTTCCTTTAGATTGGATCACCTCCTTTCAGAGAGGAAGTTCCCGCTGACGGGTATCGTAACCCGGCTCACAAGCCCTCTTTGCGAGGGTCTTGCAGCGGTCAGAGCAGTACCGTTCACCCGGCACTTTGCTTCCGGCTCCGCACCAGAAGCACTTCCACAACAGGGCACGCATTCGTCTCTCCCTTGGAGCATGTTGAGGTCGCCACATGACGAGTCTCCTTTCCTTTTTTATTATACACCTAACTTACGTGCACATGTCCAGAGCTTAGATTGACCTTGTGCAAACTTTTGTGCCATGAACGAAACTGAAAACTCGGGCGAGATTGCCTGTTCGTATGAAATATCTTTATTTGAAGGTAAGTGGATTTGGCTCACACCCCATGGATCCTCCCTGGTCCCGTCCTCGTGAATCCACTCAGACTGTCTATCAAAATCTAGCGTATCGTTCTCACACAGCATGACTCTCATCATGTCTTTACCCGACACGTGGTATTTCTCACTATATATACTTATCAAGTCCTCTACATATGCTTTCCTTCCCTCGAAGGCGTCAAGGCGGTATACCACCGCCACAGGTTCGGGAGGCTGTTCTAACTGCTGAGCGTGTACAGGTGAGACGATAAACAATCCCGCCAGAACGGAGAATAGTGAGATCATTTAGTTACTTATATGGTATCAGATTGAGGGAGTTTGGCTAGGTGGGTTGTTCACATTATCGTTTGAAGTACTTAATACGATGGGTGGGAATTCAAAAGAGGTGAATGCTGCTTTTCCTCCACAACGAACACAGGTATATTCACGATAGTTACCCTCTTCAAGAGTCAGTATCTCCTTGCAGTCAAATAAATCGCAGAACAGGCTAGGGTGATTTCGCTTCTTCATAAATACCTCTCTCTAATTGCTTGTTGGAGGTCACGGAGAGAACGGTTATGTCCATCTTTATAGGTCACTTCGTAACTGAACCTAGCGGAGTGACTCCCAAGATTTAGTATAGACTCAGGAAAGTCAATCTCTTCGCAGCCCTTACAGGAATTCTCAAGTAACTCCAAAATCTCCTCTACCTGAGACTTGAGGAGGATACGCACGATCTCCGCAATGTCGTCTGTAAGTGCTGGCTCAAGTCCTTCAATGTTGAATTCGGGTGGATACTTTGCTCTCATCTCATCTACAAGAGGACTTACTAGATTATATGCCTGTCCTTGTGTCATGGTTGTTTATTATTAGTAGGCTTAGCGAAGTCAAGATACAGAGTAGCAGAACATCGGGTACATACCGCATGGTACCTACCAAGCTTCCATGACCAGTTGTGTTGATTGAACCACTTGCAAAGTATTGACCCTATGACTCGTGCTTTGTTGTCTGTGTTGTTCATGATTGAAGTAATATACCAATAATAGCTAGACCAATAAGTGTCACAAAAGGAACCGATACCCATAGTCCCATGTGCATTGCTTCGAGCGTACTAGGTGCTCGTGTTCTAGCTCTCGGGGTCTGATTAAGAGATATGAGTTCGTTGAGTGTGTTCATGATGGTGAGGTGTAATCGACTCTCTCTAATAGGCTATTAGCCATATCTATCTCGAATTGCTTGTCGTGTTTGTCTGATGTGCTTGTAATAACATCGCTGACCCACTTCCTGAATATAGCTACCCAAAGGTGCTCAGTAACAGGCTGTGCTCGTTCAAAACACCACTCTTTAGACTCTGCGGCAACATCGGCAAAGATAGCATCCAGTGGAGTCATGTGAGGGTTATATGTGTAGTGTTTGTATATGTCCATGTTGTTATATCTTAGTTGTTAAAGGGGAGCGTTAGAGATTTAGTTAGCTTCTTCATGCAGTTCCTACAAATTCCACGACCGAGGTTGTTACGCCATATTGAGTAGCCCTTCCCATTATCTCGGTTCCAACCTTTTGGACATAGAGGATCGCCTGGATCATCAAACGAACCTTCATATATATGGGACATGAATCTATTCTCTGCGCCAGGCGTACGTTCAAGACCAATAATATAGCCAGGAATTTCACCTCGGAGTAAAAGGCAATATATTTGTGCACTTTTATA